TCAAGAGCTTGAAAAGATCATCTGCGGAATTGAAGAACAGTAACAACAAACAGCCGGTCACCCGGCAGAAAGGCAAGCATGAAGCAGATTAAAGACATGGGCAGCAAAACCGGATACCGCACGTTTACGCTGGAAATTCCGGCGCATGTGTGGGCTGTGGCAGAGTCAGAGGCGATCAAAAACAGGAGGGCTGTAGGCCCGCAGATCGTACTCATGCTGGAGCGGTTGCTCGCACGGCGGAAGGCGGTGGCGGAATGACAATCGCAGACATCGGAGAGGCGTGCATAATCGCGTGTGGCGTGCTGGCCGGAATCGGCGTGGTTCTTCACCTCGCCGGGCAGTTGATCGAGCGGCTGCGGTGGCGGCGGATGGACAGGGAAATAAAAGCGGCGCTGCGGTCTGGGGAAATCCTGACCGGGAAAGGCGGTGCGGAATGAGCGAGGCGAAACGAGCCGCTTGCCGGGCGAACGGGCGGAAGAAAAAACGGGAGAAGCCCGCTTGCAGATCAGTCCGCACTTTGTAACCAGCTAACCCGCAGACACCGCCGCCCAGACCCGACCACCTCACCGTGGCCGGGTTTTCTGCGTTTGGTTCTACCGGCAAGACTTCCCGCCCATTTTTGCTATTGCGTACCGCGTTTCACCACGTCAAACTGATCTCAACGGGAGAAGATCCATGAAACGCAAAGCGAAAAACATCACGGCCAGCATTGACCTCGACCTTGACCTGCGCATGGGCGGCGACGAACCGCTGGCCGTCCAGATGATCGACGGCAAGGGCGGCAAGACCGTCCCGCGCATTTCCATCGCCGCCTATTCAGGCGCTGCGATTCGCCAGTGGTGGAGCGCAGACCCGGTCGTCGTGAGCCTCGCCGGAATGACGCTTCCTGCGAAACACAACCGCCTCGTGATCCTGCGCGATCACGACATGGCCCGCCCGCTCGGCAACGCGACCGCGATCCGCAAGACGGACGCCAGCCTCGAACTCGACGGGGACTGCACCGTCCCCGGAGATGACACGGAACAGTTTGTCGAGGCGAGCAAGAACGGATTCCCGTGGCGCGCCAGCATCGGCTGCGGCAGCCTCAAAGTCGCATACATCGACGCGGGCAAGCAACTCACCGCCAATGGGCGGACATTTTCGGGACCCCTCACGCACGTTGTCTCGTGCGAGTTACGAGAGGTCTCTGTGGTGACGATGGGCGCGGATGACGAGACAGACTCGGTAGCCGCGACCGACAAGCAGAAGGATGAAATCATGAAACGTATCAGAGCATCCGCCGACGCTGGCAAGCCCGCGCCCGCCGCTCCCCCGGCCGTTGTCGCCGGAGAAACCGCCACGACCGCCCCTGCGGCCACGGCGACCCCGCCAGCCTCTGGCGTGCAGGCAATCGACTTTACCGCCGAACGCGCCCTGCGGGCCGCAGAAGAGACCCGCGTCGGCGCGATTCGCAAGATCGCTGGGATCACGCCCGAGATTGCCGCGAAGGCGATCAACGACGGCTGGGCCACCGAACGCGCCGAGCTCGAAGTGCTGCGCGCCAGCCGCCCAACATCGGTGAACGTCCACATCCAGGGACAGCCGCAGATGACCGGCGACGTACTGACCGCCGCGCTTTGCAAGTCCGTCGGCATCGAGGCATTCGGCGCGCGCCCGAGCGACGCACAGTCGAAGGCCATCGAGGCGTCGGACAAGCACTTCCGGTCGGGCATCGGCCTGCAGCAGTTGATCGTCATGGCCGCCCAGGCCAATGGCTACACCGGGTCCACGTTCCTGCGATCCGGCAGCGACATCCGCGACGCCCTGCGCGCCGCGTTCTCAACGAACACGATGGCGTCGGTGCTCTCGACCGCCGCCAACAAGATGATCCTGCAGGCTTTCATGGCCGTCGAGCAAAGCTGGCGGAAGTTGGCGAAGATCAACGCCAACGTGCAGGACTTCAAGCAGTACGACACCTACGCTTTCACCGGCAATCTGCAATTTGAGCAGATCGCCAAGGACGGCGAGATTCCGCACGGGACCCTGTCCGACGCGGCGTACAGCAACAAGCTCGAAACCTACGCGAAGATGATGGGCATCACGCGGCAGGACATCGTGAATGACGACGTCGGAATCCTTGCGCAGCGCGCGGCCTACCTCGGGCGCGGCGGCGGGCTGGCACTGAACGTCGCGTTCTGGACCGAATTCCTGCGGAGCCATGCAACGTTCTGGACGGCCGCACGCGGGAACTACATCACCGGCGCCGCCACGAACCTGTCGAGCGCTGGCCTTGCCACCGCACATCAGACGTTCCGTGCGCAGAATGGCGCAGACGGCAAGCCCCTCGGGCTGTCGCCTCGCCTTCTGGTCGTCCCGTCGGCGTTGGAGATCACCGCCGAAGAGTTGATGACCAGCACCAGCCTGAACACGGGAGGCGCGGCCTCCACCGAAAAGGTGCCGAACCGCAATGTGTTCGCAGGCAAGTACGAGGTCGTCGCATCGAGCTACCTCGGGAACGCCACGATCAACACGACCGCCACGGCCCTGCAGTGGTGGCTCGCCGCCGATCCTCTCGACCTGCCGGTCATTGAGGTCGGTTTCCTGCGCGGCGTCACCTCGCCGATGGTCGAGGAAGTCGCGATGGACCCGCACTTTGACGGGATCGAACTGCGAGGGCTGTTCGACTTCGGCTGCAAGCAGCAGGTCTACCAAGCCGCCGTCATGTCGAAGGGCGCGGCGTAAGCCGATCACCAAACCGGGGGAGCGTGTGCTCCCCCGGATCACTGAACCAAAACCGGAGAAATTGAATCATGAAAAAGAACCTCTTCAGCCTCATCCTCGTCGCGGTCATGGCCGCAGCTTCCAGCTTCGCCGTGGACGCCACCTACGTCCAGAGCGAGGTCGCAATCCCCTACACGCCGACCACGGACATCGCCGCCGGCGACGTGCTGGTCCTGACCAACGGCCTCGTTGCCGTGGCGAATAACGCCATCTCGGGCAACAAGCTCGGCAGCATCAACCTGCGCGGCGTTTACAAGATGGCGCACGCGGCGGAAACGACCTACCTCGGCCAGAACGTTTACTGGGATGCCGATGGCGACCAGTACGGGAACGCCACGACGGGGACCGGAGCGATCACGACCACGGCAACCGGAAATAGCTGGTGCGGTTGGGCGATTGAGGCCTCCACCGCAACCGATAGCACAGTCAAGGTCATGTTGTACCCGCTCGGCAACGTAGACGCTACCACGCTGACGGTCAGCGGAAACGGCACGATTGGAGGTACGCTGGGCGTCACGGGTGCGACTACCGTCACGACCCTGGGCGCGTCTGGCGCGATTGTTGGCTCCAGCACGGTCGCCGCGACCGGTTACAAGATCGGCGCGTTCACTGGATTCACTGGAGCGGTCACCAACCTCTCCACGTTGTCCACCAACGTCGTCTACTACTCCGGCGGTCTCGTGACCAACGCCGTCCGTAACCCGTAAAGAGGCGTCCGAATGTCGGACATGATGCAAACCGGCCTGGCATGGCTGACAGCAAAGCACGCGGCATACGCCTCGGCAACGTGCGTGCTGACAGCCGGCCAGACTTCGCTGACCGTCAGGGTGACACTCGCAAAGCGGCAGGTCGAAGTTTCAGGCGAGGGCGGCGCGACGATGATCGCAGAGATCATGACGGCGCTCATCCCGGCAGGCGACCTGCTCGGCGCCTACCGGCCAAAGAACGGGGACCGGCTGGTCGGGACGGGGATCGACTTCGAGGTGCAGGCGCCGGGACCAGGCGCGAAAGCGTGGGACTGGTCGAACGCACACAAGACGGCGGTACGGGTTTATTTGAGGGAGCACAATGCAGAACTCGCCACAGGCTGACGCCATACGCGAACTCGTCGCGCACCTGCGCAAAGCGAGCCTTCCACAAGGCCCGCTGATCCGCTCGGCGTTGCTTGTCAGCTATCGACGCGAGGATCTGGCGCAAACCACGATCACCTGTGTGCCGGGGACCCCAGCCTGCCAACTTCTCAACCGGGCCAGCATTCGGATCGACCCAACGATTGACGTCGCCATGCAGAGGGCCCTCCCGACGGAGGCGACGGCGGCCGCCGGCGAGACGCGAGACTTGGACTGGCCCAGCATCGAGGCGATGATGGAATGCCAGCGGCAGTTGATCCTTTCGCTTTACCGTTTCCCCCGCGTCGAGAAAGTCGAACCGAAGGCGTCGGGCGATGCGGAGCACGCCGGGAAGGGCGTGTGGACCTCGCAATTCACGATCACCATCCGAGGGGAGGCCGACACGCTATGACACTCGGAGCCAGATGCCGCATTGAGATCGCAGAATCGAAACGGTTACTCGACAAAGTCGGTGCGGCCGCCCGCAAGGCGCTGACGCTCCAGGGCATCGACATCCGGCGCACGGCAAAGCGGAGCATGAAAACCGTCAAGGATGGCCGCCCCAGTGCGCCAGGATCGCCGCCGCACCGCGTGACCGGACTGCTGGCCGATTTTCTGCTGTGGAGGTACGACGGGACAGCAATGTCCATCGTGGTCGGGCCAGTCCTGCTTTCGGGCAGCAAAAACACGTCCCCGACGATTCCCGAGATTTTAGAGACAGGCGGCACTGAGGTCGCGCTGGTCCGGAGAGGAAAGGAATGGAAGCGGCGTCCCGTCGTGATCGCGCCGCGTCCATACATGGCCCCGGCGCTGAAACGATCACAAGAAAAACTGTCCACGTTCTGGGCAAATTCACTGACCACGTAAAAAGGAGAAGTATCATGAGCATGAAACTCGGAAAAGACGCGGTAGCCTACTACCACGCGACCCCAACCACCGCCCTGTCCGGCATGACCCTCATCCTGTCCGGCGTGCGCGATGTTCAGTTGAGCATCGGCGCGGGCAGCGCCAAAACAACGACACGCGGAAGCGGCGGATGGGAAACGGAACTGCCGACCCTGCGCACGTTGTCGGTCAGTTTGAAGATCCCGCTTGACCCGACGGATGCTGGCTACATTCAGCTTGCGACCTCATTCCTAGCCGGGTCCACATTCGCCGCCGCCTTCCTGACGGACGCCAAGGCAGTGACAGGAGCCGAGGGACCGGTCGGCGACTTCGGCGTGACGAAGTTTGACCGCAACGAACCTCTCGACGGGGAAGTCGAGGTGGACGTGGAACTGAAGCTCGCCAAATTCACCGCCTGGAACAAGACCACGTAAAGGGAAACCACCATGAGTATGAAACTCGGGAAGGATGCCGTCGGCTACTACCATGCCACGGCGGGAACCGCGCTATCCGGCATGACCGCAATGCTGACAGGCGTCCGCGACGTGCAGCTAAGCATGGGCGCCGGATCGGCGAAAACCAGCACGCGGGGCGGTGGGGGATGGGAAACCGAACTGCCAACGATCCGCACGATGGCCGTCAGCCTCAAGATTCCGTTGGACCCGACGGACGCCGGATACATCGCGCTGATGACGGCATTCACGACGGGCGTGAGGATCGCCGGAGCGTTCCTGACCGATGCGAAATCGGTCGCCGGCGCAGAAGGCCCGGTCGGCGATTTCTCGGTTACGAAGTTTGACCGGGGCGAGCCGTTGGACGGCGTGCTGGAAATAGACGTCGAACTGAAGCTCGCGACGTACCTCTGCTGGTGCAAGGTCGGCGTCGGCAACGTGATCAGCTTTACGACGCAGCCCAGCGCCAGCACGGCGGCTGGCGCGGCATTCGCGCAACAGCCGGTCGTGACGATCAAGGACGCCGCCGGCAACACGATCACGACGGGGACCGACAGCACCGCCGTCGTGACGGTTTCGCTTTATACCGGCCTCGGCACGCTCGCCGGTACACTTACCAAGGCGGCCGTCGCCGGCGTGGCGTCGTTCGCTGGCCTCGCGCTGGCAATCGACGTGGCAGGCACCGACAAGGTGCTGAAAGCCTCGGCCCCGACGCAGGTCGGAACCGTCACCGCACTTACCAGCCCCGCAATCACGATCACCGCATAAAGGAAAGCCATGCGCAAATTCAGAGACGCTAAAGGCCGCGAATGGACGCTCGAACTGACCATCGGTCGGGCGCGCGCGGTTCTCGAAGCAACCGGAGTGGACCTGCTTCAACCCGAGGCAGGAACGCCGTCGCTGCCCGAGGTGCTAGCCGACGAATACAAGGTCGCCGCAATTCTGGAAGTCCTGCTGGCCGGCGAATTCAAGCGCGTCGGCGTGAACCCCATGGCGGTCATGGATGATGACTGGGACGGCAAGACGACCCGGGCGGCATACGACGCATTCATGCAGGAGTTGTCCGCTTTTTTCGAGGACCGGGGGCAACACCCCCGAGCGCAGATCGTGCTGAAAACGAATCAGGCAATCTCAACGGCGATGGACGTGATCGGCGAAAAGACCGAGCGACTGGACCCGGCCGCAGAGGTGCGCAGGCTGGTAGCGGAAAGCGACGCAGCGCGAACCGCTGGGAATACGTCTGGCAGGCCGCAGGCCGCGTCGGACTCGACCCCCGCCCATTGACCTATTGGGAACTGGCTACCGCAGACCAGGGGCAGGCGCAGGCGGCGTGGTCCTACGTCGGCGCGATGCAAGGAGCGATTGCGAACATCTGGGACGGCGGCGGCATGAAACGGGTGCTTGAAAGCACGCAACGGATCATAGAACGGCTGGCGGGAACGGAAACCGAAAACGACGGCCCTGACGATTTGACGGCCTTACGAAAGGTGTTAGCAAAATGCCCAGCGGCTCCGCAGGTGCGATAAGACAAGGGCGGGCGTTCGTGGAACTCTTCACGGACGACACCAAGCTCAAGCAGGGCCTGCGCCTTGCAGAAAACACCGTCCGCAAATTCGCAGAGCGGGTGTCGCACATCGGCGCGAGCATGATGCGCATTGGCGCGTTGGCCGTGGCACCGATGGCTGCCGCGTCAAAAGTTTTCGCCAGTTTTGAGCATCAAATGAAAATGGTCTCGACGATGCTGAATGAACCTGAAAAGCATATGGAGGCGTTCAGCTCCGGCATCCGCAGACTATCGGTGGAATTTGGGGAAAGCACGGAAACACTCTCCAAGGGACTTTACGACCTGCTGTCTGCGTCGGTTGACCCGGCGTATGCGATGGAGGTTCTCGGCGTGGCGACAAAGTCGGCCATGGGCGGCGCTACATCCACCGCGGTCGCGGTCGACGGGCTGACCAGCGTTTTGAACTCGTTCGGCATGGCCGCCAGCAGCGCCGGGCATGTGGCGGACGTCATGTTTCAGACGGTGAAGCGCGGCAAGCTGACGTTCCCAGACCTGGCGATTAATATCGGCAAAGTCGCACCAATGGCTAGGGCTGCTGGGATGTCCATGGAAGACATGATGGCGTCCATCGCCACGATGACCCGTATGGGCTTGAGCACAGACGAGGCGACAACGCGACTGGTAAACATCTTGAAGCAAGCGCCCGATCAGGCCGGCAACATCGCCGCGTTGATACAAAAATATGTCGGAAAAAGCCTTACAGAGGTTCAATTAGATTTCAACGAGATACGCGCTGCGGGAGGCATTACGGCACTGGCAGCAGACTTTAAAGGTTTTCGGCACGACCTCATACTGATGCAAAACGCGGCAGGTAGCGCAGACGAGGCGTTCAAAAAGATGTCGGGCGGTCTTGGGCACGAAATGAAAAAAGCATGGGAGACGGTGAGAGACGTGATGACCTCTGTCGGAATGGCTCTCGCGCCAACGATTAAAGATGCTGGAGAGTCGTTCAAAAAGGCCGCAGAGAATATCAAGGTTTTCATCGACGAACACCGGGGATGGATCGTTCTGGCCGCAAAGGCGGCGCTGTACGCCGTCGGCCTGGGCGTCGCGCTGTTCACACTCGGAAAGACGATAGCAGGCGTCGCGCTGGCGATAAAGATTGTGCGGACTGTGATAATCCCGCTGATCGGTTTCATGCTAAGCTGGCCTGGAATCATCATGGCCGCCGTCGGCGCGCTGATTTATTTCATCGGCGGATTCCGGGAAGTCGGGCGCGTGTTCAAACAGGTCTGGGGCGGCATTTCAGACGCAATCTCCGCTGGCGACCTCAAGCTCGCCATGCAGATCCTGTGGGCCGGGATCGTGCTGATCTGGACGGAGGCGATCAACAATATTTTCGATTTTTTCAGCAGCTTATGGGTCGGTCTTCGCAAGATTTTAGTTTATGCAGGCGGCGGGATCATGGTCGCAATAATGACGCTTGTGCAGGGGATTCATTGGCTCTGGACGGAGTTATGGACCCGCGTCGCAAACGGATGGACGGAGATGTGGTCTCGCCTCAAGACATCTATCATCGCCGCCAAAAACTGGCTCGGAATCATGAGCGACGAAGAGGCGACCGCCGCGATCAAGACGGAGATTGAAGTCCGGACGAAAACCATCGCAGAGCGGCAGGACACGCGTGCCGCCACGCATGCCGAGGACCGGGCGCGCGTGGACGATACCGTCGCGGAGATGGGCGATGAACTCGACGCGCTGGACGCGTGGAACCTGAAAAACATCGAAGCGCACGACGCCAGCACGGAGAGGCGCAAGCAGGAACTGGCCGACCTCGTGGCACAAGCCAAGGCGAAAAAAGAGGCGATGAAGGTGAACCCGGAGAGCTACACCGGCGGCGCCAGTGCTGGCAGGGCCGGAACGATGGCCGACATCTCCGCAGGGTCCGCCTCCGACCGAGCAAGCTCTGTGACAGGCGGATTCGACATCGGCGCGCTGCTGTCGTTTCAGGCCGGCGCGAGCGACAGCAAACTGGACCGAATCGCAGCCGCTTCCGAGCGGACGGCAGAAGCAACCGAGGCACTCGCAGAAAGCGGAATGGAAGGGGCATACGGTGGATAGATGTCAGTCACGGTAACACAGGCATACGACCTCGGGACGCTCACCTCGCAAGGCGGGTCTCTTTTTTACATCGCCACAAGCCCGACGGCCACGTCGCAGCTTGCGGTCGTGTCCGCCGTTCAAGCCGTGATCCCTAGCAACACGGCGATGCTCTCGACCTACGGATGGATCATGCCGCTGGATGATTTACGGATCACACACCTGACCGACACGCTCTGGACGGTCGAGGCGGTATTCAAGCGCCCGCAGCCTCGCGACATGCAGCCGGAAACCGAGTCAGGCCCCGTGATCGATTTCGACACGTCGGGCGGGTCACAGCACATCGTGATGAGCAAGGCCACCACGTCATATGTCCCCAGCGGGAAAACCGTCCGGACCGTCAAGGGCGTGATCGGTGATGACGGGAAAAAAGTCCACGGCGTCGACATCGGATTCGCCGTCTACCGATTCAGCGAGGAATGGACGCTGCCAGACAGCGCCGGCGAAAACGCGACGCCGACAAAATGCAACGCGGCGTACAGGGCGGTTCTAAAAGGGCTGACGTTTAAGACCAACGCCGCCGCGTTTCGAGGATTCGCCGTCGGCGAGGTTCTGTTTGAAGGAGCTACCGGACGCCGGATCAAAGGCGGCGCCTTCGCTGTGACGTACAAATTCGCCGTCTCGCCGAACGCAACGGGCGTGGCGGTCGGTGACATAACCGTCAGCCAGAAACCCGGGTGGGCGTATCTCGACGTCCGGATGGAGGATTCCGCAAATGCGGACCGCGTGCTCCAAGTGCCAGCCCAGGCGAACGTTCACACCGTGTACGATTCAGGAGATTTCTCAACGCTCAAAATAGGAACCGACGCAATATGAAAACAACAATCCTCGCCATCATCCTCGCCGCAACAGCAGCCGCCGGCGCGCTAACGCCGGAAACACTGACGCTGACGTTTGACCGGACCAGCGCCGCCGCCGTGGTCACATCGACGCCGTACATCGAATCGACCTCGATCACCCTGACCAACTGCACCGCGCTGCTGTTGGGAGTTGGGACCAACGCCGCAGCGGCGCAGGACCTGACCGGCTGCGGGCTGATCCTGTACGTCGGCAACTCGGAAACGTCGGTGACGTACTACGCGACAGCGCAGATCGCCACGAACGGCACGTTTTCGGCCACAATCACCCTGCCTGCGATCACCGCCGCAACCGGCACGGGATACGCTAGCTCCTCGGACACATACGCCGGAATCGCGCTGGCAATCACGAACGGAGCGGTTCGCATCGACTACCGAGACGAGAAACGGGTATACCTGCGACAAAGGCTGCACTGATGGACCCACTACGCCCAGTCAGAGGCGGTGACCGCGTGCGCAGGTCCGCCGCCACACAAAACGCCATACTCGCCGCCGCACGGGCAGCGAATATACGCGACTTTGGATCCTCGGACGGAGCGGAGAGAGACGAAGCGCAGGTGCTGATAAAAGCCACGGCCGCCCTCGCCCGGTTCGCCCCTTTCGCCCTGGGCACGGTGATCACGACCCCGGCGACGGATTCCCAATTTCAACGCTTGCCAGCTTTCAATTCCGCCGCCGTGACGGAGGATGACCCGTTCGGAATCATGCTGGACCCTGCAGCAATCGACAAACTGGGGCGCGGCCTGCTGGTCGGCATGGCCCCCGCGCAGGTTACGATTTCAGACGCCGGGCACGAATTCGTGAAGATCAACTCAAGCCTCGCCCTCGAGAGCGCCGCGACGGGATACGCGAGGATCATCTGGAAGGCCAGCACGTCCGGGTCGCAATGGTGCCTGCTGGCGCTGCCTGCTGCGGCCAGCGGAAGCACGATCCCCAACGGCACGACCGAGGGCCAGGTGCTGCGGTGGAACAACTCGACGAAGGCATGGGAGGCCGGGGTCAAGTACGTCGTTGACTGGCGCCTCGACAAGACGAACCACAAGTTCCAGTGCAAGTATTCAGACGCGCCGACAACGTGGGTAGACATCACCGACGCCAACGGCGGAATACTTGACCCAGGAGCTGTACCATGAGCGAGGGTTCAAACAGGGCGCTATATACCTCCGAGGTGACAAATCACGGGAGGGGCCTATATTCTCCAGCGTCAAACCGAATGCTTTACGCTCTCCCCGCTTTAATGAGCCAGTCCAATCCAAATCGTTTTTTTGGATCTGCGGAATACTCGACATGGGATGAGGCAACATTCCGCGACTCAATCGAGGACGCTCTAGCCGCAGTAGACGCAGATACGTCTTTCGAGACAGACACGGACGGCCTGTCGTACTATAATCACGGCGCGCTGATGCAGGCGCAAATGACTCACGGATACGGGTTTTGGGCGCGTGGTGAAAGCGGAATACGACGCGACAGGTTTTTGCCGTCTGGAATATCTATGGCCGGAATAAACAGGGCTATCATTTCAGCGAACATGGGCGGAGGGCAGGCGGAGCGGCACTACTCTGGCGGATATATCGAAACCGTTGCATACAACGATTTTGGCGCAACGCTAAACATAGCGTTTACTCAATCAGCCACAGCATTTGCAGACGGTTCAGAAGTCAGAGCATCAACACCAGACGCCACATTCCTTGTTTCAGACATCAATGCGGCTCACGTTGCAGCGAGCCGGAGCCTGTGGACTTATCACGATCCAGCATACGGATATTCGATGATTCCTCCGATTATGTCGATTGAGGATGCTGGCTTAGTGACCAAGCTGAACGGATTTACAAACGACACATATTTTTACATGTGGTCTTGGTTTAGCGACGAGACGCTGGACTACTTATTCAATCACGAGGCTTACGCGTCATTCCTTTGCTGCCTGAAATTCTACGCTCCGACGTTGAGGTGCCTGTAATGAATATTGACATCGTAATCCCGACAGAGCGCGACACCGCAGAACTGCAAGAGGTCTGCGAGGCGATTGCCAGACATACGACGGGCTATACACTACACCTCATGCTGCGCCCGGATCTCAACGTCAGCGAATGCCGACAGCTCGCCATGGACACCCTGCCCGGCCGTTACATACTTTTCATGGACAGCGACGCCCACCACATCAGCTCAAACTGGTTGCCGGAAATGATTGACACAATCCAGCGCGCGCCCGACGCCGTTGTCTGCTACGCTGGAGAACGCTGGGGGACAGAAGCTCGCCCGGTAATATCAAGCCCAGACGCAAGCGCCCCATGGTGCCGTGTGGCCTACGGGCCCGCAGCGTGCATGCTGATCGACCGCGAGCGCCTCCCCCCAGGAGTGCGATGGAACACGCAACTAGGACTTGCAAACGGTTGGCTTGGCGGTGATTTCGAGGAGGTTGAATACGCCATTCAGATTTCTGCTCTCGGCGGAAAGTGCTACCGAGCTACTAACACCCTATTCGATCATCGTGGAGGCCGCACAACACAAGAGGCGTTCTGCAAGACCGATAGGTGCAAGGTGATCGGAGCGATAAAGAACCTTTTGTCGTACCAAATGGCAAAGTCTATCCCTTCGGATATATTCTGGGACAAACTGCACAGGATCAAAGCCAGCGCCCAAGACGACCTGACATTTGATCCATCTATCACCTCTCCATTGCGCACCATTTTCCGGGACATCGTCCTCTCCAACAATCTTTCCTACGCCCCCGTCTTCAAGCGCCTTGGAATCATCGATTAATTTCACGCTTGACAACGTGAAACGGCGTTATACAATGGCGCCATGAAAACACCAATAGGCATCAGAGTCGAACCCGACATCCGGGCGTGGCTTCAGAAGGAGTCTAAGCGGCGGCGCACCACCATGAGCGAGGTCGTGCGCCAGATCGTTTACTGCGCGTGCGACGCCAGCCGCACAATGGAGGCTCGGCATGGAGGTGCTCGTCGCCAATCCTAGCCTTTCGCAGAATTGATTTTGCACATTTGCAAATCTGCGAAAAAGTTTCGCACATCTGCGAAAAAGTCGCCCCGTTTTTTCACACGCCGCAGACTGACCCACAAAAACATTAACGTTTTCGACGTAAAACAATGTTTAACAGTTGGCACGCCATGTGCTTATATATAAGGCAGAAGAGAGAAACACAAACCACGCCGAAAGGCAGAAACGAGCAAGAGATGAAACTGACACACAAAAAGACGGGCGACACAATAGAAAACCTGCGGGAATGGATCGGCGGATATAAAGCCGACTGGCACCATGACGGCAAGGTGGAAGAAGTGGACGGGACGTTTGCCTTAGGCGCAGCCCTTTCTTTTGTCGCACACACACACACGACGCCAAACGGATTCCGGGCAGGGCGATACATTTGTATCGAAGGAACCTGGCAGTATTGAAAACCACCACGCGCCGGACGGCCACGGCGCAAAACGGAGAAACGACATGAGCAAGGCAAACAGCGGGAAGATCACAACCTCACTGAAAAAGGCGAAAGCGATGCTGCCAAGCGAGCGACTCGGAGTCCCACCGACGTGCCCCGACGTTGACCTCAAGATCGCAGCGACGGACGGCGACGCACAGTACACGGCGAAAGCGATCCGCGACGCGATGTCGCCGCAGGCCGTCGCCCTGATGATAGCACACCTCCAGGGCGCCACCTGCAAGGACAAGCAGGCGGTCAAGGGAGTCGAGTGGTTCGTGGAAGTCCTGACCAACACGGTCGGCGGACCCGACGCCGTGAGCAGCCTTTTTGATGAGATCGGGGTCTAGCCGTGACAATCATGCAACGCAAGGACGGGCGGTGGACCGCGACCGTGGAGGCCAGAATGGGCATCCGCGTGACGTGCGTCGGATCGACCGCGGCAGAGGCCACCGCCGCAGCCGTCCGCATAAAGGAAACGCTGGCCGAAAAGAAGGAGGCGCAGCGTGCTGACGATTGACCAAGTATGTGGACTCGGGCTGATGCTGATCGCCTTCGGCATGGCCGCGTCCGGAATCATTCTCGACGCCCGACGCTGGCTTCGCCGGGACAGGAAAAACAAGGCCGACGCCGCCGCGCGGCGGGCTGGCCGGATTCTCAACGGAAAAAATGGAACAGGGGTATGAATAATCAAGAATTCAGAATCGTAATCATGTTTGGCGCGTTGGCGCTATTCTTCGGCGCTGGGCGCGTGGCGTGCTGGCTGTGCGTCAAGTTCGGAAACACGGCGCGCGGGCGGCGCGTGCTGCGATGGCTGGTGGAGGTGAGCAAGTGACAGACACGGACAACTACAACGCCGCCTTTATGGCGCACGTTAAGACGGCAAGACGGCTTGATGCTGCGTACCATTCTGGGCGAGGGATCAAAGAGGCGCGCGCGGCTTATGAGTCGGCGCGTAAGGCGCTGAACGAGGCGCGGGCCGTAATGGACGAACGACTGAACAATGAGGTTTAGAAGTAATCTCAACCACGCGCCGGGCGGACCCCGGCAGAAACAACGAAGGAGTCAGATGAAAGAGATTCTATCAGCGACACGAATGAACACCCTGCTGGCCTGCCCTCGCCGCCACTACTGGCGGTTTGAGGTCGGGCTGCAACGGGACCGAGACGCAGACGCGCTGCGCTTCGGGTCCGCATGGCACACCTGCATGGAGGCCCGCGCGACGGGCGCCACCATCGAGGCCGCGTTTGAAAAGGCGCTGGCCGGAAAGGTCGAACTGGACGAACTCCAGGTCGCGACGCTTTCCGGCATGCTGGCCGGATACTACGCCGCATACGCCGTGGACATCATCCAGAGCGTCCACCCCGAGGTCGAATTCCGTATCCCGCTGGCCGGGTCCCGCAGCTTCGAGGCGGCTGGCAAGATCGACGGGCTGGGCGTCCTGACCGACGGACGCCTGGTCCTGCTCGAGCATAAGACGACAGGCGACCAGATCGAACCGGACAGCGAGTACTGGCTGCGCTTGCGCGGCAACATTCAGATCATGCAGTACGTCCTCGCCGCGCGGGCGCTCGGATGGGACATCCAGACGGTGCTGTACGACGTGGCACGCAAGCCGGCGATCCGACCGAAGCAGATCCCCAGCCTCGACGCCGAAGGCCGCAAGATCGTGCTCGATGACAAGGGGAACCGCGTTATGAAAAAGGACGGCACACCGCGCGAGTCCGGTGACAGCGCCGCCGGCTGGACCGTCCAGACGACGCTCGAAACGCCCGAGGATTTCGGGGACCGCCTCGCCGCAGACACCCGCGAGCGGCCGGAGTTTTACTTCGCCCGCCGCGAGGTGCCGGTCATGGATGACGACCTGCACGAATTCGAGGTCCAGAGGCTGGTGATCGCCAGGCAGATTCTCTGCTGCCGTGGCGAGGCCAGGCGGGCGGCAAAGCCGGAGCACGGCTGGCCGCGCAACGTCGGGGACGCCTGCTCGTGGTGCGACTTCGCCGGGTTCTGCTTGCAGAACGGGACGATTGACACGGCGCATCCGCCGGCCGGTTTCAGGATCGGACCGACCAGCCCGGAACTATCTCAACCGGCAACCGCCGCAACAGAGGCGACGCCATGAACGACGCACTTACAATCACAGTCTACACATCGGACGCGCCGACCGAGTGGCGCCCGCAGCCTAACCGGGCGCAACGGCGGGAGATCGAACGCCGCATGAAACGCGAGCGGAAAAAGGCGGCGAAAAAGGCGCAGGTGACGCCGTGAAAAATAATTTCCTTTTCAGGCTTGACACCTGAAAAGGATAATTATATTATTCACGCAACGGAACAAACAGGGCGGACGATCCGCCGGAAGGGAGAAGGATGAAACACAAGTGCAAGCGATGCGGTCACGAATGGGAAGGCCGCAACCCGACGCCGCCGAAGGCGTGCGCCAGGTGCAAAAGTTACCAGTGGCAGGTGCCGCTGAAAGGCAAGGCGACCAAGTGACGACAAGAATCATGGACAAGGCACTGGGGCAGGTCGCCGCCGACGTGGCACAACTGATCGAGCAACACGCCGACGCAATCCGCGCGGCGATCTCGAATCAGGCGATCGTGACGGCTGAAGAGGACCAGGAAGCGAAGCTGGTGTTTTCGCTTTCCATCGCGTCCAAGATCACACCGAACGGGACCGACGCGGCGGTCTCCACCTCCATCGCCTGGGCGGTGAAGGAAAAGAAAACCGTGGACTCGACAGTGAGCGACCAGCCGGAACTGCCGCTGGAAGTGAGCATCGAGGCGAACGGAAAGAAGGTGACGCTGGGCAAGAAGAAGTAGGAGTCGAAAGGGTTCACAAACACAAAACAAGGAGTCAGATGAACGCACCAAGCAGACCGACGATCCCAACCGCACCGCGCCCGCCGACACCGGCAGCGCGAGGCGGCATTCAATTCAGCGCCGTCCAATCCGCAGGGGGCCACCGCGTCCTGCTGTACGGGCCGGGCGGAATTGGCAAAACCACGCTGGCCGCGAATTTTCCGGGCCGCGTGGTTTTCTTTGACCTCGACGAAAGCCTCGGACGCCTACGGGACATTCCCAGCGTGCAGGTCGTCCCCGACATGCAAACCTGGGCCGACCTGCGGGCCGCGCTCCAGGCGCCGGGATGGGACAGCGTGGACGCCATCGTGATCGACAGCCTCACGAAGGCCGAGGAACTGGCCGTCGCCGATACGCTCCTCAACATCAAACATGAGAAGGGCCACACCTGCAAGTCCGTCGAGGATTACGGGTACGGCAAGGGCTACGGGTTCGTGTTCGACACGTTCCTGCCCCTGCTGGCCGATCTGGACCGGCACTGCCGGGCAGGCCGCAACGTCGTGCTGGTTTGCCACGATTGCACCTGCAACGTGCCAAACCCGGCCGGCGAGGATTGGCTGCGCTACGAGCCGCGCCTCCAAAGCCCGACGTCTGGCAAGGCAAGCATCCGTCTGCGGGTCAGAGAGTGGGCCGATCACGTCCTGTTCATCGGTTACGACGTGGCCGTGAGCAAGGACGGAAAAGGACAGGGCGCTGGGACGCGCACGCTGTACCCCAGCGAACTGCCGCACTGCATGGCCAAGAGCCGGACCTGCCGTGACCAGATGCAGATCGCGGAAGGCACTGCCGACGTTTGGCAGGCGATCACCGGAAAGTAGGATTCACAGACGCGGCACCTGCGAAAAGTGGTAGCGGCTGGCCAGCTATGGCCACGGGAGAAAAAGCATGGACATGATGGCAGAGGGAACGTATGACGCCGTAACGAAATCGGCTGTCTTGTACGAGAGCAAAGGGAACGCGCTGATGTGCGTTTTAGACATCGAAGTCGGCGGCCGGATCATGAAGGGCTGGATCACACTGGTCCAGAAGGATGGCACGTTGAGCGAACGCGGGATCAAGAACGTCCAGGAGGTCATGGGCTGGACCGGATGGGACTGGGCCGCATTCGATGGGGACCCGTCGGACTTCGGCGGGAAGGCGTGCTCGGTCGTGATCGCGACGGAGAATGACCAGCAGGGCAACCCGGAGAGCAAGATCAAGTACGTCAATGCGCCTGGCGGTGGCATCCAGAAGGCTGACGCGAAGGCGATGGCGGCCAAGTACTCCGCGAAGTTTCGCGCCGTGCTGGGCGGCGCCGCACCGGCAACCAGACCGACTGCACCCGCCGCTGCGCCCAAGCCGCTGCACCAGCCGACAATCCCGCCAGCGGCGTCGCCGGCTGGAATGTCAACGATGCCAGACTGCTGGGGCGCGATCTGCGACGC